GTACTGATTAATACCGTCATCAATAATCGTAGAAGCACCGGTTTTACCTAGCCTTCTGATCTCTTTGGTGATAGCATCAGATACTTCTTGAGCGGTAGCTGCGTTTATATTTTGAAATTGAGCTGCTGTAAATACGATATCTACTGCTTCACCATCATCAAAAACAATCTGAAGAGTATCTCCATCTTCCAGCGCATATGGTTCACTAAAAGTTGCAACAATGGTAGCTGAAACGAATTCATCACCAAAAATGATTCTTAAAAGTGAGTTGATCAAAGATCTTACTTGTTTTCTGTTCCCTACTTCGATACCAATAGCCCTGAATATTTCATCAGAAAGACCAACATTTTCGGGTCTTCTTAAACCCTTAGCTGCCAATAAAAGATCTAGATATTGTCCTTCAGCAGTTACAAGATAGATCATATCATTAACTGATTCGGTATTGTTTTCTAAAGTCGATAGAGACACCGCTACCGATGATAAAATAGCATCAGTTTTAGGGCCTCTAATGGCATCATTTAGATATTTCCGTAATTGCTTTTTGGCGCTATCTGGTGTTGACATTATTCAGCTCCAACTTTAGATACCACAATATCCGCGACCGCATCAAGAATCAGGGGCTTCTCGGCAGGATTAACTACTATTACATCACTTGTAGGACTGTAAGAAGGTGACGCAATCGAAACCGCAAATACACCCGATATAGCATTAACTGCTGAAACAACATCACTGATTGCAATTGATTGACCGATACCGGTTGAGTTGATCAATGAAGAAACATTGTTTCGTACTTGTTCGATAATCTTAACAAAAGGAACACCAGTAAGGAGGCGAACCACAATAGAAATCTGGATTCTTCTCACTAAAGGAGCTTGAATGAAAATTTCAGCACCTGCTGCTGCAACACCTTCGAACTCTCCACCTCTAGGCTCTCCATAAACTACTTTATTGGCTTGTCTTAAAAGACCGATATGATATCTATAAGAATCAATACCTTTTTTAAGAGTCGTAGGGAAATTAAGTTTTGCGATAGCATTTACAAATACTTCTCCAGCATCTTTGTTTATCTTAGATGATTGAGCTGTGGTATCAAAAATTACAATTCCCTGGTTAATATTAGCTGGATCGGCAGCTTTGTTGTAAATTCTCTTGTATCCAGAATACTCCAACTGCTCTTCAACAAACAATTGAGTATATTTAGCTCCTAAAGGTAATCCAACAACTGAATCAATAAGGCCATCAACAATGATTTGAGTTCTAGATAAAACTTGGCTAATATTGTAACGACCGATGTTGTTTTCACCAAGTATATCTCCAGAAATAGTAAAGAAATCGTTAGCTAAAGTAGCTTCGTAATCACTGAAAATCATTGAAGGTACATGAGCCTCGAAAACGTTAGTAATTAATATATTAGCTTCAGCTACCCCTAAAGAGTTTTCTACAATTACAAAGTTCAATCCTTTTCCGTTAACCAACCAAGAACCTTGGTTGGCAACATTAAAATCAGTTCCTAGGTAAAGGATATCTCCGACCTGGATCTCAGAAAGGCTTGGATCTGTACCGTTTCCATCCCACATAACTTTGATTCCACCAGGAACAACCGTTACGTCGAACTGGCTGGTTCCATCGGTAGTCAAAGCTCTTAAATTAGCCGTTATAGTGACGTTTTCTTCAACAGAAACTGGGTTTTCAAACCAAAAAGAGTTATTAAAACGTCTAATAATGCGGAAAAGTCCTCTATTTAAAATAGTGAATGGTTCACCGAAAACTACGTTATCACCTTCTCTTAGTTCTGCTTGAATAACAACCGTAGCAGTAGCCGTGGCTACCTCATCGACACCCTGGAAGTTCTCTACAGACATAGTTAAACCATCATCGGAAACTTCAACTACGTTAAAAGTTCCATTATTTTCTGCGTTAACGAATCCACCAAATGTAACTCTGTCATTGCGATTTGCTTCTGAGAAATTTCTAGTACCTGAAGTAGATGAATATTCTGTAAAACCTGTATCTGTATTGTAAAATACATCCATATTACCAGCGCCATCGTTGATCTCTACGGTTTTTGCAAAATTAGGGCTAGATCCTACCTCATCCCAAATTAGAGCTGTGAGTAGACCGTGTTTTTCAACTCGGAAAGTCAATCCTCTATCTCTAATGAAGTTTTTAGGTCTTCCAAAATATAGATCTGCACTAGATCTGTTTAAAAATTCAATACTTGTCTTGCCTGCTACTGGCGAGTTGACTGTTACGTTAATCGCTCCAGCGTCATTGAAATTAGTATCTTTCTTTTGAAGGTTGTTAGCTTGTAATTTCACCCATTGTCCACCATGAAGACCTGACATAGCTGATCTTTCTACAATCACTTTAGTATACTGAGTTCCTTCTATGACTGAAGCCGATTGTTGAACCTGAGCAGTAGATGCGTTGGCTTTACCGCCAGCCACTTGTACAGACCCTAAAGGCCCTAAAACTTCAGATTTTATTTGAACCTTACTATTTTTGCTCGTAGCTTTAACTGATCCAACCGTAGAAATACCAGAAACTGCCAATGTATTGATAAATTCTTCAATCTGTTGAGCAGTTGTAGGTACAAATCTAATTTCTTCACCATTATTGAAAGCGTATGCGTTAGGCGTTGCTGTAGAATACGAAGGAAGAAGGAGTGGCTTCTTAAATACAAACTGAGCATTTGGAGCGATAGCTGCTAAGTTACTAGATAGAATATAATTTTGACCGTCAACAAGAGCTACGCTTTCTGATGTGAAAACAGAATCCTCATAAGTTGATTTGGCGATTACGCCAGATCCTGAAGTTCCGCTATCATCAATAAGAGAAGCCTCAATAAACTCAGACAAACTGGCAGTTACATAGTTTACCACTTCCAAAGCAGTCGTAGGATTTAGTTCGTAAAGCTTAATAGTATCATTAGTTAAAGTGGCTCTGTTTGATTCAGCTAATGCTGCACCAGACAATCTAGACACAGTAAAAGAAGTGCCAGTAGCAGAAACCACTCTAAAAGTCCCAGTGTTTCTAACATCAAATTCTCCATTTGTATTAATGGTTGCATATCCACCAGAAGAAAGAACAACTCCGATATTGGGATTTGTGCCGTTTCCGTTCCAAGTATAAGTGACTTCATCGTATCCACCGACCGGGGTAATTGTTACATCCCATTCAGTTGTACCATCGATGGTATTGGATACTGGATTTCCAGACTTAAGGAAGATCCTTATACGGGTTAATTCATCAACCTGAACCACAGAATCAAGTGCTTTATTTGGCTGAGTAGGATACTCATAGCTAATGCGGATTTTCTCACCAGTCAATCCCATAGCTACCGATCTATAAAGAACAGCATCTTGAGGTACTGGAGGTGTTACAGGATGGATAACATTTCTAGCTTTCATCATAACTTTGTAATTTTTAAAGCTATAGGTAGAGCCAAAGAACTCGGAAAATTGAGTTGTGGGCCCAGAAGCTACATCATAAGCTCTAAAAGAACTTGGTGAAATCACAGCAGTGTTGTTCGCCACAGCCCTTCTATAAAGAGGGATTGGAAATGTTTTATTTACAGGATCGTTATCCAAAATAGTAACCAGGCTGTCATTATCTGAAAAATCATATGTATTAGCTACATAGAATCTATCGGCAACTCTCATACGTCTAAGAATTAAAGAATCCTCGATATCGATAAGATTTGCAGTTACTAAGTCAATTTGAGCATATTCGTTATCAATAACACTATCGGCTGGAGCTGCAAATGGTTGAACACCAACAATAAAGACGTTTTCTTCTACGCCTAAAGTATCCAGGTTTTCATCAGATGTAAAATCAGCAATCAAAGAATCTGGTGGATCTGCTTGTTCATCGGCAGATATTTTAGAATGGATAAATAGTGGGAATTCATTTTCATAGGATTCAGATTCCCAGTAACCAAACAATGAGAAGTCAGATTGAGAAAATTGACCTATTTCAAAATTAAGAACCTTAGCTGGATCATTAAAATCAACAATTAAAATACTACCGTTCGTGGACTCTGTTTTGGTAGTAATATTGAGATATTTGTCATCTTTCACGTCAGAAGTTACGCCAATAAGATTTTCTGAAATCAAATCCGCAATCTGGAATAAACTATAGTTACCTGTAGGAATTTTGATCTTCTGAACGGCTCTTGGAGTTCTAAGGACTGAAAAACCTTCTTGGAATATAATCGGGCCCTCAACAACCGCTGCTGCGTATTCTGAAGCAGTAACTTTGAGATCTAAAGTCGTTGCAGTTACGGCATTAACCCTAGCTTCAAGTCTGTTTGTTGCGGCTAATTCTTCAGACCAGATAATAACCCAATCACCAACTTGAACATTGGTGAAAGCAGTTCCTACGTTTGAAGTATATCTCACAACGTTAGCTGATGGTTTAGACACAAACAACAATGTTTCAGCAGCTACACCTATTTTGATAATTTCAGCCTCAGCAGTGTCAACTAAGAACCACAAATAAGCATCCGATGACATATTTACAGTTCCACCAACAATAGCTGATGTCTGAATCGTAGCTTTAGTAGCTCTTGTACCAGCAGTAAGTGAATCGCCAGCCTCAAGTGGTTTGAATAATTTGATTTGAGCAGTGTTCCGAGAAAGTCTATAATCAGCTTCAGATCCTTGAGCTTCAAGACCAGAGAAAGTGGTGAACATACCTTTGAAAACCAAAGTAGAGGCGGTATCGATAACAATCGATGATCTTACATTAGTTCCAAGATTTGAAGTTAATTGAAGCTGGTTTCCATTAACAGAAGCTGTCAAACCAGTTACTTTAGCGTTAATTACGTTAGCCCATGAAAGAAGGGTGTTGGTCTTGTTGACTGAAATAA